CAGCATTAGACTGAATCTCGGAAATGTTAATGTTGGCCTCATTGACGGCGCTGGTGAACGAATCCAAATACTGCCCGCGCAAGTTGGCAAACGCCTTGGCGTCTATAATGCCCTGCTCAAGCGAGGTGTTGAGGTTGGCCATGGTTTGCTGGTGCGCCTGGGACGACTCTTGCGACCACTGCTGTTGCAGTATCTCGTTAGCTTGAGAGGCGTTGAACTCGCTTTCCCTTGCCTCAGCCTGCGCATTGAACTGGCCGGCCTGATTATCAGACTGCATATTCGCCTGCTCCATGGCGTTCTGCTGCTGAGCGCTAAACTGGCCGGCGTCATTCTCTGAGGCGGCGTTGAACTGGTTATTCTGCTGCCGCTGACCGGCGTTGAACTGGCTCATGGCGTTGCCTTGCTGCGCCGTGAACTGCTCTGCCTGGTTCTGGCTGTCCATGTTGGCCAGGCCCATCTGCTGATTACTGCTGGCGTTGTACTGCCCCGCCTGGTTCTGCGCCTGCTGGTTGGCCGCGCCGGCTTGCTGCTGGTTGGCCGCGTTAAATTGCCGCTGACTGTTGCGGGCATTCTGATTGGCCAGCGTCATCTGCTGGTCGTTGCTGGCGTTGTATTCCATGGCCCGGTTGTTGGCGCCCTGATTGGTCAGAGACTGGTTGTTGTACGTGTTGGCGTCCTGGGTGGCAATCGGCATCGCTGCCTCAATGGCTGCTCGCTCGCCGGCGCCTGCGGCCATGCTGCTGTTCAGTAGCCCTCGCTTGTTCGACTGTTGGGCGCTGTTCTGGCGGGCAATGTCCAGATACCGGCTGCCCCCAGACAACAAGCCTTCCATTTGACCCTTAACGGTAGACTGGCCGCCCACCTGCCGCTGGTCTGCGGTATAGTTGCTGGCCGCCCCGGTGTCAGCGTCATAGCCTGCGGCGTTCATGTTGGCGGCTTGGTAGGTGGACGCGCCACCTTGCGCGCCGGTGTAGCCTCTTGCAGAGCCGGACGCGGACGCAGCGTTTTTCGCGCTGTACCCTTGCGCCTGCCCGGTTGCTGCTGCGTACTTGGAGGTTTGCGCTTTCTTGGGGCTTGGCTTTGCGGCAGTGGTCGGCATATCACAATCTCCAGATTTGCTTTTCGCCCGCTTGATAACGGTCGATGACTTCACTAATGGCGTTCTTGCCTTCATCCTGCTGAATCGACACTTCGCAGTGATTGGCCTCCTGAAACAATGCCTTGAAAAAGGCGTCAATCGCATTGGCTGCGAACGTGTGGACCGACTGATCTTTGCGCCTGCCCTTGCCTGCGCGGGAGCTGATGGTTTCGCCGGGGTCGCCGCCGATGATCGCGTTCAGCACAATGTCGATGGCCACTAAAAGGTTGAAGGTGTAGGCGCGGACCAGGAGCCAGGCCAGTTTCGAGCGCCGCCAGATCTGGACATAAAAAAACCGCCAGGCGGCGGTTCGGGTCAGTGCGTTGCTCATGGTTATGCCTCTATGGTTTTGGCCAATCGGAACAGGTCGTCAAGTTGCTCATCGGTCAGGCTCAGAGCCCCGCCAATCGAATTCACCAGCGGGCTGTTGCGCCGGAACTCTTGCGCGTCCTCCCACGCTAACTGGCTCATGGCGTCCGCTTGCGCAATGGCGCCGGATGCCGTGTCGAGCAGGTTATTTTGCAGGAGTGCAGCGCGTGCCTGGAAGCGGGAAACCACCATGGATGCCCGCTCGGCAGCCAATGCTGCGGCGGCATCCTCGGCGTCTATTTCAGCCTGGGTCGGAAACTCGATCACCTCGCCATTACTGACCAGTCGGTAGCGGTCGCCGTTCAGAATTCGCTGCTCGGTGGTGCCGGTGACTTCAAGGTAAGGGCTGCTGCCTGGTGCGGGCTCTGGAAATTGCTGGTAGCCGCTGCCGTCTTTGAATAGGTAGATCATAACTTACACCTTGTATATTTTTTGTACTGACAAAGGATTCTCATAAGGAGTTGGGGTGCCCGTAAGGTTTGAAATGCCGTGCGCAACCGCACCAAACCCGACGGTAGAAGCGTATTGAACTATAGATATCGAAGAGTAGGCAGAAGATGAGTTGTTGTCTGACAGGCCTCTTGAAAATGATGCCGACTCATCCTGAACGTACACGGACCCTTCTTCGTTGGCTGTTTGCACGACGTACCAGCCCGGCCCGCTTTCCGATAATGATGTCATTGGGATGCTGGCAGTGCTGTTGCCTGACCAAACCAAAGTTGCACTGCTCGGATCGAACTCTGACTTCTTTAGGTAGCTTGCGCCCTGCACGCCGTCCAGTAGGTCCGCGTCTACGCCAGAGCCGCTACCATCGACCGTCTTCAGCTTGTCGCGCACTGCGGCTGCGCTGAGCGTTGCGCTGATCGACTTGTTGGCAGATCCATCCACACTGGCTGAACCGGTCACGTCGCCGGTCAGGCTTATGGTTCGGGCGTTTTGCCATTTGGAAGCCGTGGCCGCGTTGGCGGTTGCAGTCAGATAGAGCGAATCGGCATAAGCCTTATCCATCCCTGTTTTCCAGCCCGTCCAGCCTGCGTTGTTGTACAGGCCCACTCGCCACATGATGTTGTTGTTATCCGACTGGCCGGCCTGATACGGCGTCAGGATCTGCATGGCGCCGCCGTCCTGGCCGCTGGTGGAGGAAGGCATATTCAGAACTCGCCCGTTGCCCACTGGCCAGCCGTCAGACGCACGAACAAAGCAGTGGCACAGTCCAGCGTTGTAGAAGGCGCGAGGGGTGTTCGCGGCATTGTTAAACGGCGCGCTGTAGTTCCCGACTTGTGTGATCGAGGTGTGCGCGTGACTGTCGTCTCCGATAATCACCGGGATGCTGACATTACCGCTCCCGTCAAATGCTGCGCTGGTGCCAGTGGCATCGCCGGTCAGGCTAACGGTGCGCCCGTTGGCCAGCTTTGTGGCCGTGGCCGCATTGCCGGTAATATTGCCGGACACGTCGCCGCCTGAACCGCGGATCGGCACGGTGCCGGACGTGGTGCCGGTGCTCTGGGTGGCGGCAGAGCCAAGGCCCATCGTGCCGCGCATCTGGGACGCAGTGGTGTCATTAAGCAGGGTTCCGGCAAAGGCTGATACGCTGGACGCCGGGAAAAAGGCGCTTGCCTGCTGCCCGTCCACGGTATCGGCATCGAGGCCGGAGCCTGAACCGTCCACGGTTTTCACTTTGGTTAATACGTCGGCGGCGGTGTAGCTGCCTGCGGGCAGGAAGTAGCTGGCCTGAAAGCCGTCCACCGTGTCCGCGTCGAGCCCGGAGCCTGAGCCGTCGTTGCCGGCTGTCCACGCCTTGCTGCCATTAATGTCCACGCCGCCCAGGCTGTTGCGGATGTCCAGCGTGTTGGTAGACGTGTTCCAGTGAGCGCCCACGTTCTGAGCAGCCACCTTGTAGATCCAACGGGTTGCATCTGGAACCTGTGCCGCGCCCACGGTGCCGCTACCACCGTTCAGGGTAACGATTCCGGCAAACGATTCGGCCTGATCCTTGCGGGCAAACGAGGCGCTGTCGATGCCGTCCAGCAAGTCACTGTCTGCTGCCTTGGCTCCGATGGCCAGTTTCCCGTTCAGGGCTGTCTGAAGGCCGTCCACGTTGGTAATGGTGTGATTGTGAGAGTCATCCGACACAGAGGCTGAAATGGTGATGTTCCCGGCACCGCTGAAAGAGGCTGAGCCCGTCAGGTCGCCCCCCAGAGCAATTGTGCGAGCGGTTTGCAGCCTGGTTGCTGTCTCGGCGTTTCCGGTAATGTTTCCCGGCACATCGGCTGATGCGTTTCTTTGTGCTACCTGGTTGGCCCCGGCTCCCACGTTAATGGCGGCGGCGGTGCCCAGCCCCGGAATGTCTGCATAGCCAAGGGTGACAGTCGGCCCTGCCTTGCCATTGATTTCGCTCACCAGGTTTGCTGGTAGCAGGTTGGCGGCCTCGTAAGCCAGCGTGTCGCTAATGGCCAGCTCCCATCCAATATCAACCGCGCCTAACGGCAGTGTGCCTGCCGCGCTAATGATCCAATACTTGCCCTCATCGCCCGCTGCTGGCGTTGCAATCGGGTAAGTGCCGCCTGACGCATCGTGCTGCCCTATGTATTTTTTCGCGCCCGACACGGTTTGTTCTGCGACAGCGGCCCAATGCTTTGCGGAATACTCGCCAACCTCAACTTGCGTGTTCTGGTTTGCCTCGGCCCATTGCTGCGCCTTGGCCTCGCTTGTCGAGGCGGCGGATTCCGATGATGCCGCATTGCCGGCACTGGTGCCTGCGCTGGCGGCGCTGCCCGCTGCCTGAGAGGCGCTGGTGGCGGCATTTTGTTCGGACGTGTCGGCATTGCTGGCACTGGTGGCTGCCGCAGAGGCGCTTCCTGACGCCAGTGACGCGCTCTGGCCGGCGCTCTGGCTTGACGTGTCTGCACTGTCAGCGCTCGCGCCTGCCTGTCCGGCATAGTGTTTTGCGCTGAACTCGCCGCCTGACACGGTGCCGGTCGTTTTGATAGCCCAGTCCTGCGCGGTGTCGCGGCTGCCGGCTGCCGCGCTTTCACTGGCTGCCGCATCTGAGGCGCTGCTTGACGCCGCAGCAGCGCTGCCGGAGGCGCTTGTGGCGTCACCCAGGGCGTCACTGGCCGACGCTGCCGCCGCCACCTCGGAGGCTTCAGAGGCGGACTGAGCAACCTCGGCGCCGGACTGCGCGGATTCAGACGCGGACTGCGCAACTTCTGCCGCAGTTTGTGCCGCCGCCGCTGCGTTCTTATGGCTCTGGGCTTGCTGCTCCAGGACAATCAGTTGCCCTCGTGTGGCTGCATGATTGGGGTCAATCGCTTCGCCAATAAAGATGGGCGTGAGAAAGCCATCCCCTGACGGGCGGGGCTGCGGGAGCTTGGCGAAACCGGACGTGACGCCGTTAAGCTCGTTCTCAACGTCCTCGGCTCGCGCCAGGTCGCCGGCAACAAAAGTAGGCTGGTGATCGTAGTAGTCGTTGCTCATCTGTACCAATTCCTCAGCGTGTAATACACAAGGGCGTCGTAGAACGTGAAGGGCTTAATGTTGGCGCTCTTGCTGTAGATCACGAACGCCACGTTTTTGCCGGTGCCTGCTATGTCGGCAAACGCTTCTGAATTGACTTGCGCAGACCAGACAAACTCATTCCAGTTGCCTTCGTCCCAGTTAGAGCCGCCACCGATAATGTCCAGCGAGGACACGCGGTGCGCGGCATTGCCGGGGTCATTGAAGTTGAACAGGGGCTTGATCTTCAGATCGACCTTGCCGCTGGCCTGAATGTTGAATAGGGCGTTAAGGTAGTGCTTGCGCTTCTGAGGGGCTCCCATGTGGGCAAACGGCAACCGGAAATACGCCTCGATGGGCTGGCCGTCGAACGAGGTGCCGCGGTCAAAGCGCATTACCCATCCATCGTCCGTGCCGGCGACAATGATTTCCTCGCCATCCAGCAATTCGCCGGACTCGATCACCGATAACTGGTGGTCGTACACCTGCCGGGAAAAGCCGGTCATCTGGTTGCCGGTGAAAGTGGCTGTCAATACTTCTGAACCGGTGCGCCCGGCTGAAGGCGTGAATACCCATCGCAGTTGGTTTTTGCGCCGGGATACCACTCCATCGGTCAGTTGTCCGCGTCGAATCCTCAGAAACGGGTTCACGCCAGTCGATAGGGTGGCGCTGGCAAAGTTGCCGAACGCCTGGGTGGCTTGCAGCGAAGTTATGCCGCGGTCGTCCAGGTAGTACAGTTGGTTGTAGTTCAGCGCGGAATACGCCACTGCGCCCACTTGATCGTCGTGGTTGCGCAGATCGGTCTTGCTCCACTCGTCCGGGCCATTGCCGTACAGCACCGCAATCCGGTTGCGCATCAGAATGGCCATAGCGCCGCCTACGGCAGGCTCAAGGCCGGTAATAAAGTCGCCGGACCCAAAGGTTCCCGCGCCATCTACAGGCTCGTAATTGGTCGGCTCGCCCACTACCGAGTAATAGACCGTGCCATTGTTCAGCGCCAGGAACAGGTAGTTGTTCATTACCCGGCAAAACATCGGAAAGCCTGTCTCGCCCGGAATGCTGATCTCGGTGAACGTGCTGCCGTCATAGACAAACGCCGGGTTCACACCGTCTGCGCCAATCATTACTTCGGTGGTTGCGCTGGCTTTAAAGTTGTAATTGGTGAACTGCGCACGACCGCCGCCATCTCTGGCCGGGGTGGTGATCTGTGACCAGCCAGACGGTGTCGCCTTGAAGAATCCACCGCTGCCGTCATTCTGATCTCGCAGGCAATACACCTCGCCCTTAAAGACGTGCACACCCAGAATCTTGCCGGTGCCGGGAGGCTTGCCGATGGCGGAACGGCGGCCTTCTCGCTCAGCGCTGTCTGGAGTGTCAGAGGGCTGCAACCGTCCGTCAAAACGCTCATAGCCCTCAATGCGGGTATAGCCGCCCAGGGTATTTACTTCGTGGTTCTTGCAGGCCAGCATTCGGCCAGGGCGAACCGTCAGCGACGGGGTTTCCAGGTCCAGCCCGCCCTCCATGACAATTTGCGCCTCGCGCCGGGAATCCCTCATGCCAACGACTCGGGCAGGTCAACGTGAGGCAGTTGCGAGCGCGTTAGATTGTTCATAACCTTGTCCTCGTTGATGGTGGCAATCTCTACGGCTTCCGGTGCGCTTTCATAAAAGCCGTACTGCTTGTGCGCCCGGTAGACGATGGCCATGTGAAAGCGCTCAGGCATCCGGGGAACGTCGGTATTGGCGATCAGATTCTGCGGGGTGCGCCAATACTCAAAGGTGAGAATCCCGGCAGTGTCCGGCTTCGCATTCAGGTGCAGCGAACCGTCCGGCGCCAGAGCGGCAGCCGTGAATCGCGGGGCAGCCTCAAGCTCAGCCCACGGCAGAACGTCAATCTTGCGACCGTCAAAGGCGAGCGTGTTCCGCTCCCATACATCGAGGTCGGTCGGCATGGCGTACTGCATGCCGCTGGTGTTCAAGGTGACGCCACCCTGAGTCCAGTCAAACAGCCATCGCCGCTCGGTCTGGATCTCTTGCCAAGCGCTGCGAATCCATGACACCAGGCGCGCATCGTTGCCGTTCTGACTGGTCACTGTTTCCGGGCCGGTGCCGATCGAGCCGGTGTCCTGTCGCAGTCGCTGGCAGAGTTCCAGAAAATTCATAGATCAGACCTCGCGGAGAATCTGGAAGGGGTAGCTCTGGATCTCGGTGCGCTTCATGGTGGCCGGGTCGTAGTTGAACTGAACCGCGTTGCTCAAGTTGTCCACCACGCGCTTGGGCACAATAACCTTCTCGCCGCGCTGAATGAGCCAGGTCTTGCCATTGACGCCAACCGGCACCGGCTGCTTGTCCTGGTCGTGGCGGGCAATGATAATTTCGTAGTGTTTTTCGCCAGCTTCGTCTTTCTTGGCTGGTTTGGCGGCGGGTTTTGATTCGCCATTGCCGGTATCGCCCAAGGCTGTGCTGATCTTGGTGCGCAATGTGTCATCACCGGCGTTGTGCGGAAAAGACAGCCCCAGATCCTTGGCGGTCGCTTCTAATTCCTCGCGGGTCATAACCTCTGTGTTGATCTCGCTCATGTGAACGTCCTTCAGTGCGTGTCATAAAAAAGCCCCGGTATGGTGGCCGGGGCTCAGGTTGCAGAGTGACGCGCTGGCCACTCTTCGTTTAGTGCAAGTTATTGATTACAGGGCCGAGGCAGAACACTCCACTCTCGCCATCCAAGTTTCATTAAGAACCTTGCAGGTGTAGTAGGCTTTCCAGCCCACAGAGCC